TCTATTCTATGTTTATGGAACTAATGAAAGAAGCTCGCAAAAGAGAATTTGAAAAACTTGCAGCATTCCATGATTTTGGCGAAGGCGACATAGATAGGCCCATCCTCAATGACAAAACAGTCTGAATATAAACTAATAGTTGATACTAGGGAAAAAACTCCTTGGGTATTCAGCTCATACGACGTCATTAGTCGCAAACTAAACACTGGCGATTATTCCATTGAGGGATTTGAAGACGTTATCTCAATAGAAAGAAAAAAAACTACTTCGGAATGGGCAACAAACGTTTTTGAAAAAAGATTTCATGAGGAGTTGCTGCGTTCAAAAAACTTACGTCACTTCTATATCATATGCGAATTCACTTTAGATGATTTAATGAAATTTCCCGCAAATTCTGGAATTCCTAAGTATTTATGGGGAAAAATTAAGGTTTCTCCGCATTTATTGTTAAAAAAAACAATTGAGATTCAACAGGAATTTCCCAATGTACATATTGTTTATGCTGGGAATCGCGGAAAAGAATATACTTCATCCATACTGAAAAGATTCCTAGAGAATGTCGAAATCTAAATTATACAAATTACAAACAACAATTGAAAAAATACTTAATGAAAATCCACATTTGGAAATTGCCGTACCTAATGCTGAACACTTACTAGCTAACACTAAAAATTATTTCGAGAACGAAAGATTTCAAAGTTCTGCTGAACTATTTTTAGCGGAAACTTTTCGCAATCCTGAAAATCTATACTACACATGTAAGTTGTTATTTGGTTTGGAGTTAGCCCCATTCCAGCAATTGACCCAAGAAATACTTTTCAAAAAACCCATGACTATGTTAATAGGTAGTCGTGGTTTTAGTAAAACTTTTAATCTTGGTTTATTTAGTGTTATGTGGGCATTGCTTAATCAAGGTTCTCGTATTGTAATATGTGCGGCTGGGTTAAGACAGGCATCTCTAGTTTTTGAGTACTCTGAGAAGTTATGGAATTCTTCGCCAATTCTTCAAGATATGTGTTTTAATTATGGAGGTAGTAAACAAGGCATTAGTCGAATGGTTGATAGATTGGAAATGAGAATTGGTCGTAGTGTTATTACTGCAATTCCTATTGGGACGGGAGAAAAAATTCGTGGTCTTCGTGCAAACGTTACAGTTGCTGATGAATTTGCATCTATCAATGAAGAAATTTATGAAAACGTTATTGGTGGTTTCTCTATCGTTCAACAAAACCCAATTGAAAGCATGAAGTATGAAGCTAGGATGCAAAAATTAAGAGATGCCGGAATAGATGTAAGTAATTTACCTAGTAACAATCAAGTAAACAAAAAAATATTAAGTGGAACAGCATATTATTCATTTAACCATTTTTACAAATACTTTCTTAAATATAAAAAAATTGTTGAAAGCAAAGGCGATATTAATGTACTTCGCGAAGTTCATAATGGTCAAGACCCTTTGCCCGGTTTTGATTGGAGAGATTATGCAGTAATAAGAGTACCTTCACAATTACTACCGAGAGGATACTTTGACGAAAAACAAGTTGCTTATGCTAAAGCTACACTACCAGCACACCAATATGGTATGGAATATGGAGCTAGATTTGCAACAGACAGTAACGGCTTCTTTAAGCGAACGCTTATAGAGTCATGCTGTGTACATAGTAAATACCAATTAAATAATAGACAGGTAGAATTTACCGCGAAAAAATATGGCGAGAAGCAATTAACATATGTTATGGGAATTGACCCCGCTTTTAGCCAAGACAATTTTGCTATCACTATACTTGAATGTCATCACGACCACAACAGAATAGTATACTGTTGGACTTTAACTAAATCTCGCCATCAAATGAAGTTATCTAAAAACATTACAAATGAAACAGACTTCTATAAGTATTGTTCCGACAAAATCTATCAACTTTGCCAAGATTTTAATATTACATATATTGGAATTGACTCGCAAGGTGGTGGTAGAACAATTCTTGAAAGATTAGCCGGCTCAGAATATAAACCTTGCATACTTCCAATAATTGAAGAAGGTAAACATAAAGACACAGACGATAGAGAAGGTAGACATATTATACTACCTATAGAATTTAGTAATGCTAAATGGTGTGCAGATGCTAACCACGGTTTAAGAAACGCTTTTGAAGCAAAAACACTTCTTTTCCCATCGTTTGATAATATTTTGCTTGCGGCAACAATTGAGGAAGATAAGCTTTTGGAGCAGGGCTACGAAGAAAATGATAAGTTTTCTCTTTATGATACTATGGAAAATAACATGATGGAAATTGAAGAGTTGAAAGATGAGTTAGCAACAATTGTACATAGCGAAACTGCCAACGGTAGAGAACATTGGGATACTCCACAAATAAAACTTGAGGGTAACAAAAAAGGCAGAATGCGAAAAGATAGATATTCAGCTTTACTTATAGCAAACTACATGACTAGATATACTAATGTTCCCGCACCATTTCATATTCAAGTGGCGGATAAAATTGGCATTGGTGGATTCGCACCAAGTAAAAACCCAAATGAAATTTCTGGTGATTTATTCGCAATTTGCCCAGACTGGTTTAAGAACGCTTATAAATAGTGTATACAATAGTGTATACAATACCCAATAGGTAAAATTAATATATGTCTGAATTCACGACTGATAATTTTAATAGCTCCCAATCTTCTTTAGAGTACGACTTTTCTTATAATGTCAAAACTGTTGAAACAGCTAGAACCCGCTTTGAAAACATTGATACTAATATTTCGGTTAGGGAGGGCTATCGAAATGAAGATTACGATTATTTTAGAAGAGACGAACAAAGTCCCGTAGCCCAAAAGAAAATTATTCAAGAGTGCAATTGGGCATATCATAGCGTTGGTATCATCAGAACTATTGTGGACCTTATGAGCGACTTTTGTGTTAAAGGCATACAACTCAACCATCCCGGCGAGAAAGAACAAGAATTTTATAGAGAATGGTTTAAAAAGGCTAATTTATCAGAACGCTCCGAAAGATTCTGTAATTACTTGTTTAGATTGGGGAATGTAGTTGTTAACCGCACAGAAGGTTTTGTCAGTCGTACTACGGATATGCGGAACAACAAAGTATTGGAAGCCGCAGAAACAAAAACCATACCAATAAGATATACATTTCTTAACATTAAAAATTTGGAGTTTGTTAATGAAGATATATCTATTTTTACTAATAAACCAGTATTTAGAATGGGAATTTCCGCAACTCTCAAAAGACTTATTAAGAATGCAAAGACAGAAACTGAACTAAATCTAATTAATGAACTACCCAAAGAATTGCTTAATTCACTTTCCGCCCAAAAACAAATTATTTTAGACCCAAACTATAACTTTTTTTACGCCTACAAAAAAGATGATTGGTTGGGTTGGGCGGTTCCTCTTTTATTCCCAATTCTTACAGATATTAAATTACTACAAAAAATTAAATTAGCGGATAAATCTTCATTGGATGGGGCTATTTGCCACGTCAGACATTGGAAAATAGGTAGTCTAGATAAAGACTCAAGAATTATACCTACGCAAGCCGCCATTGATAGACTACATGGAATGCTTCTCGCTAATGTCGGTGGAGGTTCCTTTGATTTGATTACTGGCCCTGAAGTTGCCATGAGTGAAAGTAGTTCTGACCTATCCGACTTCTTAGGTAAAGAAAAATACGAACCTGTTCTCGAAGCTATTTATTCTGGTTTGGGTATTCCGCCTTCTCTTATTGGCGCTTCCAGTGACACGTCAACTAATAACTATTTATCGTTAAAAACATTAGCGGAAAGAATTGCATATGTTAGAACAATACTAGTGAATTTCCTTTCGCAAGAAATTAAATTTGTACAAAAATCAATGGGGTTTGCTGAACCGGCCGTCATCTCTTTCGAGCAAATGGTATTAACAGATGAAGCTTCTATGATGAAGCTCATGATTGAATTGTACGATAGAAACTTGTTAAGTGGTGAAGGTACTCGCGAAAAGTTTAATATTTCTAATGGGGTTGAATCTTCTAGGCTTAATCGTGAGAACAACACTATGGATAAGCTAGGTCCATTTGTTAACAGTCAACAAACACACGAACTTAAAAAGAACTATACCCAGAATGTCGCACCATCTGAAGTAGGTCTTAAATTGGAACCTCGTAAAGCTGGCGAGAAATCACCTGCTGAAATGAAAGCGGAAAGTCCACAAGGTAATTTTTCCGCTAAACCCCCCGGAGTTAATGGTCGTCCAAAAGGTCAAAAAGATTCCAAAAAGAGAAAACCTAGAAAATTCTCTATTAAGACTACTGCGGAAACTATTAATTGGGCTGATAAAACTCAAACTCTTGTACACAACTTTGTTAAAGCCAAAACATTAAAAACTTTATTTAAAAAAACACTAAGAGAACTTACAGAAATAGAAAGCGAAACATTCGAACTTGATAAGTTTAAAACCTTGTGGGGTATAGAACCTATGGTCAAAGTGACTGACCAGATTTTGGAGTTGGCCTACAACTCTAGGGAGTCCGTTGCGGACTCTATTCTTTCTAAAAGAGAAATAGCTTTAGCGAGTGCAGAAACAGTTGAAGATATTAAATCAACTAATTCCTTAGTGTATAGTATGTATAAACCCGGAGAAAAACAATGAAAAAAGTAGTAGTTAGTATGGATTTAGATACTAAAGAAATGTCATGTATGATTGATGATGTTGAACACACGGATGTCGAACGAATATCTTTTTCTAAATTTATGGTGCCTGATGATGCTAATGAAGGAAAAATGAAACCAGCTTGCTCGTGCAACATCGTCAGAGCTAATAAGGATTCTCGCGAAGAATTTTTCACTGTAAAAGCCGAATTAGAAACAGCATTTGCAGAACTCTTCTCAAAGAACAAATGAAATGTTCTTATTTAAATCAACATATGTAACATCTAACTGGAATAAAAACGACCATGTGTTCTTGGTCGAAGAGCTTTTAGCTGCTCAAATGCCAGTTAATCGTCCAGCAAATCAAAATCATAAAGATAATGAAATTATTGGTCATATTTTATCTACTGTGTTTGTTGATGATGAATTAAATGAGCTTGATATCAAATCAATTAAACCATCTGACAAGATACACATATTAGCTAGTTCTATTATTTATTCTGATGGTTATTGGAGAACTAAAGAATACGCAGAATCAATTAATAGGACGATAGAAGGTTTAAAAGATAAAACACTTTCAGTATCTATGGAGTGTAGATTCCATGATTTTGATTTTATGCTTGAAGATATGAACACTTCTGAAAGATTCTTAGTAAAAAAATCAAAAGACACAATGTTTTTGATTAAAAAATTAAGAAGATTTGGTGGTAATGGTGTATATGAAAATTATAGAGTTGGCATGGTGTTAAGAAAAATTAAGTTTGTTGGTGTAGGTATTACTCCTAAACCCGCAAACCCCGCATCAAAAGTTGTAGACTACAAAGAAGTAAATGAGGGTAAAATAATGGCAGATGAAGCAAACGATAAGGTTTCAGCACTAGAGGCGGGCAATAAAGCATTAAGTGACGCCTTAGCTTCAGCAAAGAATGAACTAGAAAAAGTTATTAAAGATAATGAAGCTCTTGCTTCAGAAGTTAAAACTCTAAAAGACGAAATTGAAAAAGTAAAAATGGATAAACTTTTGTCAGACCGTCAGCACTCCTTTGAGAATGTTGGAGCAAACGCTGCGGAAGCACAGGAACTTGCTCAGAAATATCTTTCACTAAGCGAAGAGCAATTCACAGGCGTTGTCGAAGCATTCAAATTTAAATATGAAAAGACAGTAACTGCGTCTGCTCAAGTTTTAGATAAAGTAGTTGAAAAAACTGATACTACCGTAGGTAATATGAGTACTGCCAGTGAAGCAAAAAACGTTGTTAAAGAACTAAGCAAAGTCCTAAGCAAATTCTCAGGAGAGTGAATAAATGGCTATCAAAGCTGACCGACAAATTATCTCAGAAGATGTAAGTTTCTTCTGCAATACCGTAGCTGAAGCCGGCCAGATGGCTTCCTATGTAACTGGTGGTTCTGGTGTAGCAATGGACAATGCTCTAGCAGTTGTCGCTACTCCAATCAACCCAACCGGTAGAATCCCAGCCGGTTTCTTCATGGGTGACGTGGTCAACATTGACCTAACTCGCCAAGAACTTAACCGAAATAAAGACGAAGTTCAGATTGGCTCCAAGGTTAATCTACTTACTCGCGGTTTTATTGTTACAGACAGACTTATGCCTGGCATTACACCGACTATGGGTCAAGTAGCTTATCTAGCTAACTCTGGTTTAGTAACAAATGCCGTAATCAACCTAGGAGCAACCCCTCCAATTGGTAGATTCCTATCTACTAAAGACGAGAACGGTTTCTGCAAAGTTGAAGTTAACCTACCAATCTATCACTGATAAATAGGAGCCTAATAGAATCATGAAAAAGACTGAAATTAGCGATTCAATGAAAGATATTCTTGTAGCAACAGCTAGCGACGTTCAATCTGAACGAGTTGCTGCTACTCAAACAATTGCTGAAGCGATGGAAGTTCCTCTTCGTAAGGTTATTCTTTCCGGTGATATTCTTAATGGTCTCTTCGAGACTATGGATTACACCAATGCTAAAAGTACTCCAAGAATTCCTCTTGATGTTATTCTTCCTGGTACTGAAAAAGAATTTGCTGCGTACTGCGTACCTAAACAGGGCGACGTTCCTCAGCGATTCTACTTCGGCGATGATGTCATGGTTCCTACTTACAAAGTAGCGAACACTGCGTACTGGCTACTTGATGTGGCTCGCGATGCCCAATGGGATATCGTTGGTCGTATCATGGAAATTTTCGAAGCTGGTTTCGTTAAGAAAATGAATGACGATGCTTGGCACGTTATTCTAGCCGCTCTAGTTGACCGCAACATCATTGTTTCCGATGGCGATGCTGCTGGCGGCCTCTTCACTAAACGACTAATCTCGGAAATGAAGACCGTCATGCGACGACAGGGCGGCGGTAACGCCGGTTCTGTAAATCGCTACGAGCTTAATGACCTTTTCCTTTCTCCAGAAGCTATGGAAGATGTTCGTAACTGGAACATCGACCAAGTTACTGAACTTCTTCGAAATCAGATTCTACAGTCAGATGGTTATCTTACCCGTATCATGGGCGTTAACCTAAACGTTATGGACGAACTAGGAGAAGGTCAAGAGTACCAAAAATACTTTACTGATGTTCTTGGTGGTTCTCTAGCTGGCGGTGGTGACCTCGAACTAGTCGTTGGTGTTCGACGTGGCAACTTTGGGTTGGTTATGCCGGTCAAAGAAAGTTTGACTGTTCGCGAAGACACCGACTTCCGAACTTGGAGAGAAGGTCGAGCAGGTGTCTACGGTAAAGCCGAAATGGGTTTTGCCTGCTTAAACAACCTAGTTGTTCTAGCTGGTTCTTTCTAAGCTTATACTACAAGTTCATAAAGTAATCATAGGGGGCTGGTTAAGCCCCCTTTTTTATGTAAATAGGAACAATCTATGGCTAGTGGCGATACATTAGGATTTTTCACTCCTTATTGTAATGAACCTACAACTTCTAATTTTGCTACGCTTGACCTTAGAAATTCACATCCTTGTTTAGACTTTGACGCAAGTACTAATGAAAGTGCCGTATTTACAGGATTTCTTCCGAGTGGTTATGCAGGAGGCGGACTAACCATTACTATTATTTGGGCTGCTACATCAGCGACTACTGGAAACGTAGTTTGGTTAGCATCTATTGAAAGACTGGAAGATGAAGGAACGGATACTGATGCGGATTCCTTTGCAGCAACACAAACTGTGACTAGTGCAGCTCCAGGTACAAGTGGAGCTTTACAGTATTCTAATATTACATTTACGAATGGCACTCAAATAGATTCTTTAGTAGTTAACGAAATGTATCGTATAAAAATTACTAGAGATGCGGCTAACGTTAGTGATACTATGACTGGAGACGCAGAGTTATTTGGTGTTAGAATTAGAGAAACTTAATGGCGATTTCTTTTAGTAACTCAACCGATATAATTAACTTCGATTATGTTAATTCTTTGTCGAGTTTTACTTTGACATTTAACATATCGAGAACTACAAATAGTGCTGTAAGAACTTTATTTAGATTCAAAAATGAATTAGAAGAAGATATTATTATATTAAGATATTTAACTTCTAACAATACATTTGAACTAAACGTAAAGGGAAATGTCATCAATGGAGTTTGGAGATTTGGCATTTTGCCAAGTAATACCAACTCTTGTTTATCTTT